TACCACATATCGCAAAGCGCGACTGATTAGCGTTTCTTCACCTAACATATTATTCTCCTACTGGATTTTCTTTAGTAAGAGTGTTCAAATATGTTAGTGCTTCTGCTAGGTCGCGTATTTCACTGGCTGTGCAGTGCCATGTTTCTGGATTGCCTAAATCTTCTGGCTTTTTAAGCAACAGTTGATGTAGGCGTTCAGCAGTCAAGCGCATGATATGTTCCAGTTGTCCTGGATACTTGTTCTTAAACGCTTCACGGTGCGCAGCATTGACCTTTTGTAATATTAAAGTGTCCTTGACCATGCGCTGTTGTTGCGCTTGGTCAATTACTGCTCGTTTCATATCTTCGTTCATTTATCAAGGTCCCAGACGTTCATAGCAACATTGTCTGTTAGGCTGACGAATTCACGATCTACCCATACATCCCAATAATTGCTGTTGTTTACTTTGAAACTTTGCATAAGCGCACGAAGTTTTCTACCTTGTTGTGTTAGGCTACCATCTCTGCGAACGATTGTTTGCTCACCGCTGCGTGGATCAACCCACTTAATAACTTCAGGGCGTTCTCTGCCATACTTGTCAATCTTAACACCATGTGGGCGTTGGTCAACTGGACCTAAGATATCATAACTGATTTCACCAGATTTATATTTGCGGAAGATAACTGAAATCTTTTTATCCTGCATACGACTTTCAAAATCTGTGTGAGGAATTTGGTTGCTGACAAATAAGTTTTGAACCTGTGCGCGATCAGGTAATGATTTATCACGAGCAGGAGGCTCTGGTAGTGGATCAACGGGCACTAACTCTGTTCTGTCAATGTAGGGGTTTTCATTACCAATAAATTTAAGATCAACTTCTTGACCATTTAGCACATCCATTGCTACCTGATATTTTAGTTTATTGGCTCTGCCTTTTAAGTTTAATACGATGCCTGTTTCATCATAGACAAATCGTTCTAATTCTTTGGCAGTGGGGAAGTCAGTCATAAGACCTTCAAGGTCATATTCTGCGTTGCTGATTGATTTAGGGGCTTTGGCTACTGCTGCCACTTGTTCTGCCACCTCAATGATTTCTTGGGCAGTTGGTTCTTCCACTTGTTCTTCTGGAAGTTCGTCCCATACGCTTTGCGCTTCTGGACTTGGAGATGTTTTCTTTTTCATTGCTATACCTTTCTGGACTATAAAATGCAAATGGACAACATATTGCTGTCCATTTTATTTAGTTGTTGATTATCGTAATCGCTGTCGCAAAATACCGCCACTACGCATAGGTGGGCGATAATTTCTTGGTGCTGGTCTTAAACCACCAGAGAATGCAGATGCAGTATTATCTAATCCAGGTCGTGCAATATCTTGCAATCTAGTTTTCATAGGCGCAGGCTCTGGAAAATTCTTCATCATAGGCACAGGTTGTGGTGTGTTTCCACCAAATATTGGATTGCCTGCTGGACCGCCCACTAATTGACCTGGACCTTGTAAGGGATTGCTGCGCATTGGATCGTCATAACCATAACCAACACTGCCACCGAAACCAACTCTAGGATCAGGAATAAACATGCCACCTCCCATGCTTTTTCCACCCATACTGCCACCATCAATAGGTGCAGGACCAAAACCTTTTTCAACACCAGGACGCATACCTGTGTCACCTGTGTGTCCTCCACCAACAAAGTTCTGCATCATTCCCATAGGTTGTGGTGGTGGTTCCATACCATAGGTAAAATTCTGCATCATAGGAACAGGCTGTGGCGGTGGTTGAAATGGGCTATTTTGACCGTAGATAGGATTAGCAGTTTGCTGTTGAGTTTGTTGAGCAATACCGCCTAAACTACCAGCATTAGGATTTTGCTCAGGTTGTGGTGGCATACCAAAACCCATGCTAACACCAGGACGCATACCCCCACCAAAGTTGGTTGACATGCCCATGATTATTTCCTACCTGCGTTGCCTTTTGTTGGACCACGACCAACATTAGTCTTATCGTGCATACTTTCAAGAGCAGGATTTGTTTTTCCGCTTTGACCTCTACCACGCATCTCTAATGCATCTGTGACAACTTTAGCAAGTGCTGCTCGTTGACTATTGCTTTTACTTTTTTCAGCCATGAATGTATCACGCTTACTTGGTGTGCCTGCGTTACCAGTTGTAGGTCCACGCTTTTGGTTAATTGGTTTTGCTTGTAAGTTAGCCATTACATATTTCCTTTAGTTGGACCTCTGCCCATGTTAATTTTATCTGCGTTTGTAGGGCATTTTGCCGTTACACCGCCTTGACCACGATTTTGTGCGTAAGGTTTTGTCATTTCTTTACCAGTGGTAAATGCAGGTAATCCACGAGTTGGAGGCTCTTTATGTGTGCCTTGACGAGCATCATAATCTTGGTTGCCTTTAGTTGGACCACGACCCATATCAACTAGGCGACCATCATTGCTGTGACCACTCCATTGATTTTTGCTATATTTGTCGCTACTGCGACTGAATCCAGGTGCAGCAGCGCTGGTTGCTGGGTTTACTTTTTCAAATTTCATTTGCTTTTTCCTTTTTTAGCAGTTTTTGCTGCTTGTTTAAAAGCCTTGGCTGTAGGTGCCCCTTTAGTTCCAGGCTTGCGCATACGCTCTCCAGAGCCTGCCTTAATTCTTTCACGCTTGGCGTGTATATTTGCATACAATCCGTTTTTCATCACTTTGCCTTTTTAGGTGCTTTCTTGGCTGCTGCTCGCTTAGTAGAATACGCAATGGCAACCGCCTGTTTTGGTGGCTTACCTGCTGCGATTTCTTTTTTAACATTCTTCTGGAATGCTTTTTTGCTTGTTGATTTAATTAACGGCATATGATTATTTATTCTTTGTTCATGTCAGTTAGTTTGGCTAATGCTTCTGCAAATGCAATTCGTTTTGCTTCTACTGCATTTTGATCTTCAGTAATTTCAATCTTACTGACATTGACCAAGACTTTTTGTAAAATCAGTTGGTGATATTTTAACATCAACTGAGTATCATTTCTATTACGGGCTTCTAAGAAGTCTTGCACCAGTAAATCATTGTAAGTTTTACCGCCTGACTTGTCTGCAACTGCATCCATCAAGCCAGTAACTGAAATCATGTTCTTGGTGCCTGATTTACGCCCTGCTCCCTCACGCTTACCACCGTGATTTGGGCTTTTTTGTCTGCCTTTTAGTTTAGGCTTCTCTGTGTTGTTTTCCATAATGATATTTATCGCTTTCTATGTATAGAGTCGTATAGGTAAATACTTGTGCATTGAAAGGAATAGCAAATGATACACAACTGGCGTCCCGCTACTGGCAACGATGTTGCTGCTATAGTTAAAATGGCACAAGACCATTTTCAACAAGAAATTGACCTAATTTTTACTCCTGATCCTGTTGCCTACAGCAGAAACATCACGTTAGCGGTAGTCAACCAATTCTATCTTCCCACTACTGAACTACTTAGTGTTGCTAACAGCGACAGTGGGCAACTGCTAGCCTACACTTGGGCAAGAGCAAATGAAAGAGCCGCATGGAGTGATGACCGTATGGTTGTCATCCGCATGGCTCATGTTGCACTTGACCTGAGTGCTCGTCAACGCATTGAACTTGTTACAGATATGATGCAGTTATGGGAGAACTTTGCAAAGTTTTCTCAAACTCCTATTATCTGCTCAACAACTATGCGCAACGATCAATCTACTTTCCTAAAACTGCATAAACGCCAAGGCTATGATGTTCGTGGCAGTTATGCTTATAAACGACTAAACTTAGAGGCTCAACAATGAACAAACAAGAAATACTCAAACATATATCCGACTTTTGCCCAGACATAGAAGTTGACGATGAACGATATGTTTATACTGACAACATTTATGTATGTGGATTAGAAATAATGAACGATGCCATTAGTATTTTCTATCCATACCATAGTAAAGAAAAATGCGAACTTTATCGTGGTATTAACAACTACGCAGATATTTTAGATATCTGGGCTGAATATAGATTTCGTTTGAACAAAGTAAAATCTAAATTAGTCCAACGTAGCAGTTAACATCCAAATATGTTTAGCAATAGCCAATATACGATCTTGTGCGTAGTTGGCTATTTCTTTATGTCCGTCTTGTTCTGCTTCCTCCATTAAATCCTCATAGAAACCTTTTAGGGTTTCCAAATCATTTCTTACACCTGCGATTAATTCTTCGCTATCACCTTCGAATATGCCAGTGCCTATTGTGCTTTGATCTAGAACGAATTGAATTTCACTAGGCATAAACTCACCTAATGTTCGTAGCAATTCTGCTATGCGGTCAATCTGTTCTTGTAAATCTTCATAAACTTTTTGTAGCAACTTGTGATCGCTGGCAAAGTTTCTGCCCATGATGTTAACATGTGCTACATGACTTCTGTAGTAGGCTACAAAGTTGTTATTAAAAACTTGGGTTAGTTGTTCTGCTGTATTCATATTATTACTTACCTTTTATTATTTGTATTTGACAACGCGATCTTTGCCATTTTTCTCAAAGATGCCAATTAACTGTCCATCATTATATTGAACAATCCTAACATCTTCTCCTGCTTTGGAACGCCCTGTCGCTTCAAAAATTATTCCACCTTCACCTTCCATTGGATTTAAGTATTCTTGCACTCTGGTGATGGTAATAGATTTATCGTGTTTAAATGGCTTATTCAGTCTACCACTTTCTTTAATAACATCACCGTTTTGATCCCAAATTACTTCATATGGTTCTTTACCCAAGCGTTTTTCCACTAAAACTTTTCGTGGTGCTGGATCAGTGGCAGACCAATCTTCGCCCATAGGTATTCTTTCGCCCTGTGGATTAAATTTTTGAATAATTGGCTGGTCAGCATCAGATAATCGTGCTTTTACTTCATCACTAACGCCAGGGTATCGTTCGCTGTATACTATTTTATTACCTTGTGCATCAATATAATCGCCGTATGTTGGACGGTTGCCTAATTTGTCAACCATTTCTTGTTGCTTAAATGCAATCTGGCTTTCAGTCATCATCCCCATAGTATCTTTAGGTGGAGTTTTCTTCTTACCTAGTAATCCAAGTTGTTCAAGTCTAGCACGAGTAGCCTCATCCATTGCTGTTTGTTCTGGAGTTGACATTTTTGCTTTTAATGATTCTGTTGATACTGTTTCTTTAGGTGCAACTGGACCAGAAACCGTTTTACCACGACTCTTGGCTAATTGTCTTTCTACTTCTGCTTCTTGTGCTGCTCGTTCTTCTGCGGTTAATTTTGCTTCTGCTTCACGGATTCTATCTTCTTGACGAACATAACTGCGTTTGCCTGTTTCTTTAGGTGCTGGAGGTGGTGCAACATCAACCATTGGTCTTGCTTTTAATACGGCTTGAACACGGGCTTCAAATGCTGCTTCTGATTCACCTGGAATAAATGGTAATTTACGGCGAATTTCAGCAGCAGTCATTGGACGTTGTTGTTTTGGTGCAGTAGGAACTTCAACAACAGGTGCTGTAATTTCTGGTGTGGGTGCAACAGGCGCTGTAACTTCTGCTTGCACAGGTTGTGCTGCATTTCTCTGTTCTTCCAATTGTTGTGCTACACGCAACTTATTAGCTTCACTGATTCTTGCTCGTTCTGCTGCCTGCTGTGCTGCTAATTGTTCTGCTGTGGGACCAATAGTAGATTGTGGTCTTGCAGTTTGTGCGTTGCTAGTGTTAATATCGTATGGTAAGTTATAACTTTCGCCTTCAATATTAACTCGTCTGCCTGGACCGCCCATTGGAATTGGAGATTCGCCTGCGGGTGTGTAAGGCAATAATGGTAATGGTGGTGTAGACGGAAAACCTCCTCCACCGCCCATACCACTGCTAGGTGGATTATTAGGTGGTAGGTTTGCGTTTGCCAATGCCACACGTTGTTCTGCTGTTAAAGGTGTAAATTTCAAATTACCGAGTTCATTAGCGGCAGAAGCAGTTTTTGCTGCTTGATATGCGCCTACACCTTTTCTTACTAAATTCAATGCTGGCAAGCCAACAGCGCCAAATGGTCCAGCAGGCAAATAACCTGAAAATCTTGTATATGGGTCTGCCAAAATAGCGCCTGTTGCTCTAGCAACATCACCACTATAAGGCACCATACCACCAGTTCTTTCAAGTGCTTGTTGTTGTGCTCTTGTATATGGAATTTCAGCAGCCCTTGCTTGTTCTGGTGTTATTCTACCTGCCTGATATTCTGCCATTACATCAGCAGGGATATGTGCTGTGCCAGCAGGCTCCATCACAGATGGGACTTGCCTGTAAGGTATTGGTTCAGTTCCAGGCTTTGCAATTTTTCCGCTTAATGTTCCTGTGAATCCTCTAGCAACATCTGGAACAGCGGCAACTGCACGACCAACTGTTTTGGCAGTTTGAACAGGACTTGCAACTGCTTGATCTACTGCATATATGCCTTGTCCTACTGCGCGACCAACAGGTGCAGTAACACGACCAGCCACGGGTGCAACACCCATTGCTAAACTGTTCAGCATGTTGCCTACATCAGATTCTGGAATATTAAATGTTTGTGCAGTAGGTTGAATAACATTTTCACCAACTGTCTGACCTGCCCATGTGCCAAGTTGGCGCAATGGTGCTTGTTCATAGCCTGTGGTGCCTGTAACACCAAATGCTCTACCTACAACATCTTTGGGACTTGTGGTTTCTGCTGTTGCTCGTGCTGCTGCTGCTTCTGGAGATAATCCACCAACAGTGCCATAATATGCTCTGGCAAATGGATATGCTGCAACATCAAGTGTTCCAGTAATTGCATTTAATGCAGTATCTGCTAAACTGGCAGCACTACGCCCAAAAGTCTGCGCAGCAGTTTCTGTTTTTGGTGCTGGTTTTTTTGCAGCAGAATCACTTGATATTGCTCGTAGTGTTTTATCACTTAATTTAGAATAATCATCACGAGCGATTGCATCAAGTTCTTCATCAGTTAGTTTTGAATAATCTAAAGCCATTATTTTTTCTCTTTACGGCGGCGTTCTAATTCTGCTCGTGCTCTTTCAGCAGGAGTCATATTTTGTGTTTCTGTTTTTCTTTCTACTGCCAATTGACTTTCAGGTTTAGTTCCATATATCACTTCTTGACCAAGTTTTTGACGGTTTCTATCTACTGATCGTTTAACAATATTAGAGAAATCTGTTGCGGCTGCTCTAAATTCTTTTTCGCTTTGG